CATAAATGTAATCAATACATAAAACAATAATGTTTAAAATTTGATCCATGTCTTCAGTTTTAATATCTGCAAAATTCACAGAACCAAACGTTGGGTATCTCATGACGATGCCAACTTTTTCTGTAACTTCAATTTTGTTCTTATGATCTTTGTCTAGTTCTGGTTTAATATCTAATACATTCACATCAATCTGAACTGTGTTGCCGCACTTTTTGTTTTCTTCGACATCATTGTTACATGTGAATTTTAGATTCACGACTTCTCCAACAGACCTTGCTCTAAGTTGAAGAAAAACATGTTCAATATCAAATGTTGCCATTTTATCGACATCAATATCATCAAGTATACAGTTTCTCAATACTTGTTTAATTGTATTAATTGTTTCTTTCTGGTCATCCGATTCACTTGCCATTAGAAACAACTTTTGTTCTTTAACTAGAAAAGGTCTAAATCTTACAAGTTCACCATTTGAAATCAAGTGAGTCTCATAAATTGGAACATCTATTTTAGGTAACATAATATCCTCATTAAAAATTAAAATGCTCTGAGCAATGCTCTACCACCACCAAGAGCAAGATTTGAAATAGATTCACCAATGTCAACTTTGGTATCAACAATTGGTTCATATCTGTAGTAAGCAAATTGAATTGCTAAACGATGAAAGTTATCATCACCCCAACTTAATTGTTGTGCCGCAATACTAATTGGAAACGCATCTATCAATTTTGTCGCAAAGATTTGTGTGACATCCTCATTATACTGTTTGATTGTGATGTCAGTCATGTATTTTGAATTTTGACCTTTAGGGTAACGAAAGTTGTTGGTATCAGTTGGCATAATCGCTGTCATCCAACGTTCAAATAGTTTTCTTTCAAAAAAATCATTAGTACAAATAAAAGTAAGCGTTGTTTCTGCGTATTGAACTTGATATGGCACTTTAAACGTGGGTCCATAAATTTTTACGTCTTCGGTGACAAAGTTTTTACCCGGCAGTTCAGCAGACTCACACTGTAGTGCCAAGTATCTTGAGATAGTTGGGTTTGAGCCTCTGCTTTCTTTTTCTTGACTTATAGACTTATTAATTGCGTCAGTGACATCAGACATAATTGAATTTGGGAAATTCAATATTTTTTCGATCAATGAGTTACTGACGTATTGTGCTATGTAAGGTGGTAACGGTAACAGCACTTGAAAACGTGCTGGCCTAGCTAAACCGCCCTTTGCGTTTATGTTTGAAAGAAACGAATTTGGTGAAAATGCCATTAAAATTTGTCCTCTGAATCTGACCAGACTTTGCTAGCCGATGCTTTTGCAAATGATTCAACCGGCAGTAGTGCCGCAATGTCCCATTCGTCAGCAGTTATTTCCAAAAATCTAGATTGAACATGTCCAGACAAGTATCGTTTGATACACGGTGTCGCTTCATAGATTTTTGATGCTCTTTTTAAAAAGTCGTAACTAATTCTAAATCTTGTGGTTTCGTCATAATCACGGTTATTCAAAATTGTACTCAGTTTGTCGAGAAGAATGATTCGTCGCTTTGGGTGAATGTAATGTAGATTCAACCCTAGAAAGCCGTCTGGATATCGTTCTATTGGAATAACCAATGGGAACCTGTCGTAATATGGCAACGAATCTTTCGTCTTTGGATCATAATAATAAAAGTACATACGACCGATGATAGACTGATTTTTTAATCGTTCACGATCACTCATCAGTTGACCTTTGGTTGGTCTGAGTGCTGGAACTTTGGACCTTAGCCACGAACGAGCCTCACGGGATCGTGGTGCATATCCTGACTTAGCAAGGGATTCCTTAATTCTATCAATGAGTCGTTTCGCCATCGATTATTTATCTGATACCCAAATGCTTTTCCGTCAAAATTTGAAACTGCCAGCCATGATCTTTACAGAACTCTTCTGCCGCATACCACTTGGCTTTATTGATTTCGTAAGTCATGGCTTCGTGTATAAAAGTCTTTGTCTTGCGTTTTTGTGTGGGCGGTTGAGTCTGCTTCTCCGGTTTGACTTCAATGATGTAAGTCATCACTGTGCCGTCTGCTTTACGCATCTTGGCAATAAAGTCTGGAAAATAACGATGCTTCTTTTTGTCAATTGGACTGTAATAGGGTATGGGAAGCTCTTCCGAGCCCCACCAAATGACGTTCGGATTCTCATCTAAATAATTCATTACCTTTATTTCCCACGTAGATCGATAGATGATATTGTTCGCATCACCCTTGTATTTCTGTGGGTTTTTCGGTCTAAATCTTCCTTTGTTTGACATAAATACTATCTAGTCAATTTACAGGAACAACTCAATGCCTTTTTTCGGACTTTCAAACATTAGATTTAATCAAGATGTACCAAGAACTGGACCGCAACGTGCCCTTGAAGATGTTGGCTTTGGTAATGTCGGGTCTACGACATTACGATACCCTCTTGATGTTGGAAGTGTAGATAAAGGCCATTACATGGTTTTCTTTGTTCGTGAACAAACGAATACACAATTCTCAGCAACAAATAGAGGCTTTCAAAAGTTTTCTGAGAAAGATGATGAAGTCTTTTCTAAGATAGATCAACAAGCAAAGGGGTTTGGTGGTGGTGGGGTTTCTGCTGGAAGAAAAACTTTTGCCGACACAATCAACGACAAACTTACCAGTGTAATATCAAAGGGAACATCTAAATTAGCAACAACCGGGTCAACTGGCGGTAAAGTTGCTGGTTATATCGATGGTTTTGTAAAAGGTCCACAACCACAACAGCAGTTAAATGAAAGAACAAACACCTCAGTAGAAGCGTCAGTCAAATCTATCACTGACAAAAACACCGCAACTGCTCTTGGCGCAAAACTTCTAAAAAGAACTGTTCTAACAAGTGAAGCAATTGCTTTGTACATGCCAGACACACTGAATTTTGATTCATCTGCCAATTACTCAGATGTAAAACCTGGTGAGGAGTTATTGGGGCAATTACTTACAGCAGCACCTAATTTAATTGACAGATATAGAGCGAACCCAAATGACTTAAAAGGCCTTGCTGGGGCAGCATTTAAATCTGGTCTTGCCTATCAAGCAGCAGAAAAATTAGCGCCCGATCTTGCTCGTTCTGCGACTGGTCGTTTGGGCTTGTTTGCTGCCACAGGCGGTGTTACAAACCCAATGATCGAATTGATTTATACTTCTCCATCTCTTCGTGAGTTTCAGTTTGAATTTTTCTTTTATCCAAGAGATGAAAAAGAAGCAATGGAAGTGCAAAAAATAATTGACCGTTTCCGTTTCCATCAATCACCCGAACTCTCTGGTGGTTTAGCAAGTCAAAACGGTTTACTTATTCCACCTTCAGAATTTGAACTTAAATTTTATTATGCGGGTCGTCAGAATCCAAACATACCACCAATCGGTAGATGTGTGCTTAAAAGTTTGCAAGTGAACTTTGCGCCCAGAGGGTTTTCTACTTACGAATCTGTTGGTGAAAACTTGCCCGCTTTGGGTAGAACTGGTATGCCTATTACAATACAAATGTCGCTCAGTTTCCAAGAAACATCGTTCATCACTAAAGAAGACTTTGATCTTAGCAGACAGACCAGCGCATCCGGGAAACAAAAACAACTGGATGCGGGTCGCCAGGCTTTGGGCACACAGGGGGGTTCTGGTTTTGGTTTCAACAAAATAACATAAAATGGCAAACTACTTTAATAACTTTCCTCTTACTCTTTATACATTAGCGGCGAATAATGTGACGGGTTTGGATACCGTTACAAATATTATTTCTCGTTTTTCTTTTGAAGAAACACTAAAAGAAAACGGTTCAATTTTTTACCCGTATGAAATAAAAGATACTGACACACCCGAAATTATTGCGACAAAAATTTATAATAGTCCAGAAAGACATTGGATAGTTTTAATGTTTAATGATATTATTGACCCACAATATGATTGGCCATTGAGTTATCCAAATTTTATCAAATATGTTAATGAAAAATATGCCGCAAACGGCGCTTCAAATACAACAGTACAATCGGGCTTAACTTGGGCACAGAGTATTAATAATGTACATTCTTACTATCAAGTAAATACAAGAATTTTTGTTACATCAACATATGATCAAAAAACAATTGTAGAAAAAGTTAGAATTACATCAAACGCATATGCCAATTTAAGTCAGACAACAACAAATTATACTTTGCCGTCAGGTAAGATTGTAAAAGAAACTGTCACTAAAGAAAAATTAACTTATTATGAATATGAGATGCAAGAGAATGAGGCAAAGCGTTCAATCAAATTAGTTAAGCCAGAATTTGTTCCACAAATAGTCGAAGAATTTCAAGCGGTGATAAATCCACAATGAATATAACTTCAGCAACACAATTTAAAATACAAGAAGTTTCCATTCAAACTAAAGGTGGGCAACCTCTTAACATCACTGATTTGGTAGAAGAAATAAGCATATATGACAATTTGTTTTTACCAGTAATGTCTGGTCAGATTCTAGTAACTGATGCTGCTAAACTAATTGACAGAATTACATTAGAAAATGATGTAATTCAAATTCATATCACTAAAACTGTTGACAGCAAATTTGCTGAGTTTAAAAAAGCTTTTGTTATTTACAGCATCACAAATAGAAAAAACGTTACCAACACAAGTGAATCTTATATTTTAAACTTTGTGTCAAGTGAACTATTATTTTCTCAACAACAAAAAGTGTCAGGTGGCTTTCAAGGTAAGTATTCAAAACTTGTTGATAAAATTTTGACAGAGAATTTAAAGCTACCCGAATCAAAACGAGGTGCTATCGAAGATACTCAGGGCATAGTAAAAGTTACTCTGCCAAATTTGAATCCTCTTTCTGCTTTAGAATGGTGTTCAAAACGTTCTTTAAGTTCAAAAAATTTACCAGAATTTCTTTTCTTCTCAAATAGATCGGGATATAATTTTTCCTCTTTATCTAGATTGCTGACAAAAGATTCTATATTAAAGATAAACTTTTCGCCCAAAAATTTAGATGAAGATGACGCTTTTTTTGAGTTGAGCAAAGCAAGAGGTTTTGAAGTTGTGTCACAAGCAGATTCTTTAACAAGAATTAATTCTGGTGTTGACTCTGGCACTTTTTTAGGGTTTGATCCAATTACAAGAACCTTTGGTGCTAAACCAATATATGGTGAAGATACTTTTAAACAAGGTGAACACGGCAATAAGAACCCAACTGGTTCAACAATTGTAAACGCCGATGGAACAAGAAATGATAGAAATCAGAATTCAAAGCAAGTGATGAAGAAATCGACTAACGTTAGCAGAAGTAATTACGTTAAGAAAAAAGACCCGGAGTCAATTTCACAAGAAGAAGATTTCTCTAAGATATTGCTTCAAAGACAATCTATACTTTCTAGATTGATGGAAAAAAGAATAAGAATTGTAATGCCGGGCAATTTTCAATTGTCTTCCGGGTTTAATGTAGACATCGAATCTTCAGGTTTTGCCGCACGTGATAAAAGTGATACACCAAACTCAGATACGAG